TTCTAGTTTTAACGAATGTAAAAAAGATATAATATGGACTAAAAGATTGCATGAAAACAACGAGCAGGTTTCAAATGAACTTGGATATGTTAAAGAAGCTATAGATAATATTGCAAACAATATAGAGAAAAAACCAACAAATGCTCCATTTACTGAGCAAATAGAACAAATAAAAAAGTCTATACAAGATTTTGGATTCAATGACCCTATTGCAATAGATGAAAACAATGTAATAATAGAACGGACACGGTCGCTATGAAGCTTTAAAACAATTAAATTATACAGAAATACCTTGTATAAGATTAAGCCATTTATCAGAAGAACAGAAAAAAGCATATATTCTAGTACATAATAAATTAAATATGTCAACAGGATTTGATGATGAGTTATTATTTGATGAATTAAATGATATTTTAGACATAGATATGACAGACTTTGGATTTGACATAGACAAAATAGATTTATTTAAGGAAAATGAAAGACACAAAACAAATGATGCTTATAATTTAGACTTAATAGACTTTGAAAATAGCACAAATGACTTTTGGCAAATGCCAGTTATACAAAATGATAACTTTATTCCTGATGATATAATAGGATTTAATTATGCAAAATCAAGTAAAGAGCATAATGTAGGAATACATTTTTATTTAGATGATTATCAATTTGAAAGAATATGGAACAAACCAGAAGATTATATAGACATATTAAAGCAATATGAATGTATATTTAGTCCAGATTTTAGCTTGTATTTAGATATGCCAATGCCAATGAAGATATGGAACATATACAGGAGCAGGCAAATAGGACAATATTATCAAAGTCAAGGAATAAAAGTAATTCCTACAATAAGTTGGGCAGAAAAAGAAACATTTGAATTTGCATTTAAAGGAATACCAAAAGGAAGTATAGTAAGTATTAGCACGATAGGAGTAAAAAGAAATAAAGAAGCACTAAAGATATGGCAAGATGGTGTAAGTGCAATGATAGAAGAAATAGAGCCAAGTACAATATTAGTATATCGGTGGAAAATTAGATTATGACTATGGAGATATACAAGTAAAATATTATGAAAATAAAGTAACAGAAAAATTTAAGAAAGAGGTGTAAGTATGGGTGGCAGAGGTGCAAGTAGTTCAAGTGCAGGAAACATAAAAACATTGCAAGCTCAATATGACAAGTTAAGGGAAAGAAATATAAAATTATATAATGAAACTGCTGGATTTGCAATAACGGGAGATATGGAAAGGTTAAAAAAGAGAAATAAGGCATATAAAGAGTGGTTAGATAATAGAAATAAGTTAGGAAAATTAAAACAACAAATTGATGGTGAGCGAGCAAGAAAAGAAAGGTATCAAAAGCAAGATAATAGTAAAACATTTGTAAATAGCTATGGAGAAGCGACAAGAAGAGAAATAACAAGTTCAACATACAGAAGACAACAAAAAAGATTAGAAAAATCAGTCAGAAGAAATCTAGGAAGATAAAAACAGGAGGTAAATAAATGGGTGGACGTGGTGCAAGTGCAGGAGATACAAATTCAAGAATATTATCTAAAATAGTAAGTTTAGAAAATAAAAGAAATGGAGAAAATACAAGACAGTATTTAAGAGATAATAATTTAAGTTTAAGACAAGAATATGAAAATGTTCAAAGAACAGAAAATAGAACATATAGAACATTACAAGGCAAAGATGAAACATATACACAAACTATAAATGAGAGAAAAGAAACTACAATAGGAGTATATAAAGGAAATACAAGAATAGGAACACTAGAAAGAAAAAGAGGAAAGTTTAGAATAAAAAGATAAAATAAAAGATAAAAAGGAAGTGATATAGATGGCAAGACCAAAATTTAAAATAGATTATGAAATGGTTGAAAAGTTAGCAGGAATACAATGTACACAGCAAGAAATAGCTTCTTTTTTAGGTTGTAGTGTTGATACTTTACAAAGAGATGAAAAGTTTTGCGGTCTATATAAAAAGGGACAAGAAAACGGCAAAATGAGTTTAAGAAGAATACAATATAAACTAGCAGAAAAGAATCCAACAATGGCAATATGGTTAGGCAAGCAGTATTTAAAACAAAGAGATAACATAGAAGTAGAACACGATGCAAAGAATGGTGTAATTGATGAACTTATAGGAGCATTAAATAAAACAAAGGAAAGTAAATAATGAGTAAAACATTAAATGAAATGTTAAATCCAAAGCAAATAGATTTTATGCTATATGATGATAGAAGAATAAACCTATTAACAGGAAGTGTAAGAAGTGGTAAGACTTATGTATCATTATTAAAATGGGCTGTATTTGTTGGAAGTATGCCAGAGAATTGTGAGTTCTTAATGACAGGAAAGACAATAACATCATTGAAAAGAAACTGTTTAGGATTATTACAAGATTTAGTTGGAGATAACTTTAAATATAGCTTAAGTCAAAAAAGTGGAACATTATTTGGCAGAAGAATATGGCTAGAAGGCGCAAATGATGATAGAGCAGAAAGTAAAATAAGAGGTATGACACTTGCTGGAGCTTATGTTGATGAGTTAACACAAATACCAGAAGATTTTTATAGAATGTTATTATCAAGATTAAGTATGAAAGGTGCGAAATTATATGCTACTACTAACCCAGATACTCCAACGCATTGGGTTAAATTAGATATAATAGACAATGAAGAGATAGATAAGAAAGTATGGCATTTTACTTTTGATGATAACGAAATATTAAGAAAAGAAAATCAAGAGTATTTTGATAATTTAAAGCTAGAATATCAAAGCATGGGAGAGGTCTATTATCAAAGATTTATACAAGGCATCTGGTGTTTAGCAGAGCGGACTTATATACAAGCAATTTGCAAATAATCCTGAAATGTTTATAAGAGATGAAGCGGTTGATGAATACGGAAATCCTATAAGATTTATGATAATATCAATTGGAATAGACTATGGAGCAACAGAGGGAGAAACAGAGTTTAAAGCAACAGGAATAACACAATATTTTAAAGAAGTATGGACAATAGATGAATTAAAAATGGCAGGCTTACATACACCTGAAGATATGTATAAGCAATTTATAGAGTTTTATAAAAGAGTAGTTGCAAAGTATGGTAAAGTTACACATTGTTTTGCAGATTATGGAGCATTAGGTCAAGTATTAACTTATGGAATGAATAGATATTTACAACAAAACAATATACCTTTAAAGATAGAAGATTGTATAAAAGGAGAAATAAACGACAGAATATTCCTTGACCAGATGTTATTTGCACAACATAGAAGATTTATACTAAAAGAATGTAAATACTTAATAGAAGCATATAAACTAGCAGTATGGGATGATAAGCACGAAGATACAAGGCTAGATGATGGAACAACACCAATAGATGATTTAGATGCAAGTGAATATTCAATGTTTCCATTTTATGATAAATTAATGATGACTATAAATAATAGATAATTTTAAATTATGCAAAAAAATCTTAAAAGTGCTGATGTACAAGGCTTTGATAAAAACAGGGTATCAAAAAACACCGAGAAAACACTTTTGAGTGTAAGTTATTATGTAAAGGAGATGTAAAATGAAATTAGAAAAATTTTTACAAGATAATTACAATTATAATCCAGAAGTAAAAGACAATATAAAAACATATATAGAACAATGGAAGTCGTGGTATGCAGGAAATGTAAAAAGCTTCCATAATTATTTTATATATAACGGACAAAGAAAAGTAAATAAAAAGAGATTCACCTTAAATATGGCAAAAGAGATAAGCGAAGATTGGGCAGATATATTGTGGAGTGAAAAATGCAAAATATCACTAAAAGATGAAAACACGCAAAAACAATTTGATGAATTAGCAGATAGTTTAGATTTATACACATTAATAACACAATTAATAGAAAAATCAGGGGCATTAGGAACAGAGATGGCAGTTGTTAGTGCTTATGATATAATAAAAAATGAAGATGGAATGACATTAGACGTAAGCAACGCAAAAACAAGAGTAAACATAGTTGATATAGATTGGATATTTCCATTAAGTTGGGATAATACAGGAATAACAGAATGTGCTTTTGGAAGTGTTAAATATATAGGCGGACAAAAATATGTTGTTTTATCGGTTCATAAATTAAATGATAAAGGGAACTATGTAATATATAATCATTTATTTAGCGAAACAAACGGAAATTTAACGGAAGTATTAGGACAAGAGGGAACAGAGAACGAATTTGATACAAAGTCAAATGTAAAATGGTTTGCAACATTTAAGCCATTACTAACAAATAACTTATTTGAAAATAATCCATTTGGAATACCACATTATGCTAATGCAATAGATGTAATGAAGACAGTTGATATAGACTTTGACGCATTTAAGAATGAAGTAAAAGATGGCAGAAGAAGAACATTTGCAAGAGCTGAAATGTTTAATTATGATAATGGAGAACAAAAATTAACATTTGACCCTAATGATACAGACATATATATGTTACCTAAAGGAGCAAATAAAGATGATTTAATTCAATCAGATACAGATAATTTAAGGGTAGCAGAACAAATAAATGCTATAAATACATCTTTAAATATATTGGGAAATAAAGTCGGTTTTGGAGAAAACCATTACCACTTTGATGGAACTAATTTAAGTACAGCAACAGCAGTAATATCAAGCAATAGTAAAATGGCTAGAAGAATGAAAAAGTTACAAATAGGATATGAAAGTGCTATATATGATTTAGTAAAAGCAATATGTTATGTATCAACAGCATTTGGCAAATATAACTTAAATACTGATGATATGGTAATACAATTTGATGATAGTGTGATAGAAGATAAAAATGCAGAAAGTGATAGAGCTTTAAGAGAATTAAGTGCAGGAGTTTTATCTAAAGTCGAATACAGAACTAAGATTTATGGAGAAAGCCCTGAAATTGCTAAAAAGGCAATAGCTGAAATACAAGCAGAAGAACCAACAGTTGAAGATTTAGTAGGAAATGAGGCTGAATAATATGAATGAAGTAAATATTATATTTTGTTATTTAATTGGAATTTTGTATAATATTGCATCTGTTGTTTGTTTTACTATATTAGCAATAATATTTAATAAATGGTGGATTGTTTTCTTTTCACTATTATTTGTCAGATATATATCTATAGAGACAACTGATAAGAAAAAAAGCAATGAGGAGTAGTTTATGCTTAGTCAAGAAGTAGAAGAAAGATTATCAGAACATCTTGTAAATCGTATTGAAGAAGCTAATACATATATACTAAAAAAAATAGGCGAAGCAATAAGACAAATAAGTACATTAACACCAAGTCAAGCCTATCAGATTCAGCAAATATTAAAATATCGGACGGAACTTATAATGAAATAGCAAAAGAACTAGCTAGAGTAAGTGGTAAGAATGTACAAGATATTTATAAGATATTTGAAGAAGTAGCAAAAAACAATAAACAATTTGCAAAACAATTTTATCAATATAGAGGTATTGATTATGTTCCATATAGCAAAGATGTAGCATTACAAAATATGGTTAGAAGTATTGGAGATATAACAGCACAGACATATATAAACATATCAAGAACAAGAGGAATAGGGTTTTTATTTGAAGGACTAGATGGACAATTAAGATTTAAGAATATACAAGAAAGTTATTATGAAATAATTGATAGAGGAATATTAAGTATAAGCCAAGGGAAAGAAACTTTTCAAACTGAAATGCGAAGAATAATGAAACAATTGGGTAATAATGGAGTTGTGCTATATGAAAGTGGTAGAACAAGGCGATTAGATAGTGCAATCCGTATGAATATATTAGATGGAATAAGACAAGTAAATCAAGAAACAGCAAATAGATTTGGTCAACAATATGGAGCAGATGGAATGGAAGTTTCAGTACACGAAAACCCTGCACCAGACCACGCAGATATGCAAGGACGACAATTTAGTCTTGAAGAATTTGAAAAGCTACAAAATGGAGAAGAGGCAAAAGACTATAAAGGCAGAACAACACAAATAGAACATAGCAAAAATGGAAGTTACAGAATGATAGAAGAATATAATTGTTACCACAAAGCATTTCCAATTGTGTTAGGCGTAAGCAAACCTGAATATACAGATAAGCAACTAAAAGAAATACAAGAAAAGAATGAGCAAGGTTTTGATTTTGAAGGCAAACACTACACCAATTATCAAGGAACTCAATTACAAAGAAGAATAGAAACAGAAATAAGAAAAGCTAAAGATACACAGATACTAGCAAGAGCCAGTGGAGATACAGAACTAATTGAACAAAGTCAAAACAAAATAAGATTATTAACAAGTAAATATAATGATTTATGCAAAGCAAGTGGATTATTACCAAAGAAACAAAGAATGCAAGTTGCACGGGTATTCCAAAATTGCTATTTAAAAATAAATATGATATAATATATACAGAGATAGAGAAGTAGAATAAAAGTATAATGTGCATAATGTGGATAACTTTGTGGATAACTTGAAAGGAGGTGTAAAATATGGAGAATTTAGTAAAAGTTCAATGTATATTAGAGACAGGATATAATGATGCAGATTTAGGCGAGTTTATAGACAAAAACAGAATTTATTATGTTACAGAAGAAAGAGCAAAACTTTTAGAAGAGAAAAAGGCAGTTAAAATCTTAAAAGACCAAGTTGATACTTTAGACAACATAGAAGAGGTGGAAGATCCAAAGAAAACAAGAAGAAAAAGAAAATTAATATAAGTTGCACAAATTTAAAAAGTGTGTTATAATGCAAGTGAGGTAACAAATGGATATAAAATGTTGTTGCGGAAAATTACTTTGCAGATATAAAGATGGATACCTGTATTTATATTGTAAAAGTTGCAAAGAAGAAAAGAAAATACCAATAAATAAAATAATAGTAGAGCCAAAGAGCCAAGATTAAATTCTAGGCTCTTTTTATTTATTAGTTATTAAATTATATTAATAAAAGGTTAACGTACCTTAAAAGCGGAAATAAAGTCTAACTTAAGACTATAAAAGAAGGAGAAAATGTTATGGAAAATGATAACAAAGACATTGTTCAAAACAATGGAGAAACAGGAGATGTAAAACCTGAAAAAACATACACAGAGCAAGATATTCAAAACTCATTTAATGCAGGAGTTAAAAAAGCAAATAGTGAATGGCAAAAAGATGAAAAATACAAAGAATTTCTTGCCTGGAAAAAAACGAATCAAAACGATAGTGAAAAAATAAACGAATTAACTAACACTAACGCAAGTTTAACTAATGAAATAAAGCTATTAAAAGCTCAAATACAAGTAGATAATAGCAATTGTAAAAAAGAATTTAGCAAATTTGTTACAAGTGAAGTTATGAGTTTAGTAAATGACACTAACGATTTTGAAAGTGTTTTAAAGGATTATAAAAAGAATAATCCACAATATTTTGGCGAGACAGTAATAACCAAAACACAAACAGCACCAAGTTTGAATAATGGAGGGACACAACCACAAACGACATCAAATATTATGAATAACTTAATAAGAGGTGCAAGAAATAATTAGAAATAGGAGGAAAGAAAAATGGCAAATATTACAAGAACAGATGTAGATAGCTTAATTGAGACACAAGTTGCAAATGAAATTTTTGAAGGAGTAATCAAAGATTCTAAAGCTTTATCAATGTTTAGAAGATTACCAAACATGACAAGCGATAAAACAAAATTAAGAGTATTAGATTCATTACCAGTTGCTTATTTCGTAGATGAGTCAACAAATAATGGTAGAAAAAACACAACAAAAATGGCATGGGATAAGAAATTTATCAATGCTGCAGAATTAGCAGTTATAGTTCCTATAAAGGAAAATGTATTAAATGACAGTTCAATTGATATATGGTCAGAAGTTAGACCAAGAATAGTAGAAGCATTTGCTAAAAAGATAGACAATGCAATGTTCTTTGGAGTTGACAAACCAACAGATTGGAGAAAAGGTTTAGTTCCATCTGTAATAGATGCAGGAGCAGAAGTAACTGAAACAGGAAAACTTTATTCAGACATCAACGATGTTATGACAAAAGTTGAAGAATCAGGATATGAAGTTAATGGAATTTTAGGTGGAGTAGGACTTAAAGGTAAATTCAGAATGATGACAGATACAACAGGACAACCACTAAATACAACAGAAATTGGCTCTATAAGAAGAGCATTCATGGATAATGGTGTATGGGATAAATCAAAATCAACTCTAATAGCTGGAGACTTCTCACAAGCTGTATATGCAATTAGACAGGACGTAACATACAAAATATTAGACCAAGCTGTAATTCAAGATACAGATGGTTCAATTCTTTACAACCTAGCACAAGATGATATGGTTGCATTAAGAGTTGTTATGAGATTAGGATGGGAAATTCCAAACCCAGTCAATGCTTTAAATGAAACAGAAGCAAGATTCCCATTTGCTTCGTTGAAACCAAAAACAATATAATAAATAAAGGAGGCACTTTATAATGGATTTTACTAATCAATACTTAACCTATGAAGAATATATGGTTTTAGGAGGTACATTAGATGAAGTGCCTTTTAACGAATTAGAATACGAATGTAGAAGAATAATAGATAGTAGAACACAAAACAGATTAAAAAATGCTGATGAAATTCCACAAGAAGTAAAAATGCTTGAAAATAAAATGATACAAACATTACAAGGTTACTATGTTAGTTTAAATAAAGCACAAAGTGGTATATCAAGTGAAAACACAGATGGTTATTCAGTAAGTTATATATCTAGTAATCAAATATCTCAACTAATAGAAGGTAAAATAGATGTACTTCAAGATTTAGTTTCAACTTATCTTTTTGGAGTAATTGTGAATAATGAACATCTTTTATATTGTGGGGTGTAAGCTATGATAACAAATGGAAGTATAACTTATTATCACAAAACACTAGATAATAATAAATTGCCAGTATGGAACAGATATGTATTTGAAGATGTATGGCACTTTGGAGGAAAAGGGAGTTCTATCAATAAAGGATATGAAAATGCCAATGATGTAAATATAAGAATACCAATAGAATATGTTGAAGATAAGAGCATATTTGTAATTGGAGATATTATAGCAATAGGAATACAACCTGAAATAAGCAAGCAAAGTGATTTACAAGGCAAAGAATTTTATAATGTAACAAGTGTTACAATAAATGAATATGGAAATAATCCACACGTTCATTTAGGAGGAAAATAAAATGAAGATGAAGCCTATAAGTCAAATAAAAGCTGATTTGGGAATAAATCCTCGGCGGTAGAGTGCAAAGGTTCTTTACAGATACTTGTGCTAAACATATGGATAAATATGTTCCATTAGGGGATACAGGAAACCTAAGGGACATAACTCATAAAGAAGTGGATTCTATTACTTATGAAATGCCTTATGCTCATTATCAATATATAGGGAAGTTATATGTTATGGATAATGGAAAAGGGGCATATTATGACCCAGATTACGGTTTTTGGAGTAAACCACGGAGTTGCAAAAACACCGACAGATAGAGATTTAAAACATAATGGAATTACAACTTCATATTGGGATAAAAAGATGTGGAGTGCTGAAAAGAATGATGTTATAAAAGAGGTGCAAGAATATGTCAATAGAGGTAAGTAATTTAAGAGTAACAAAATTAAGAGCATATTTAATGGATATAATAACTGAATTAATAGGACAATATGGAGAAATGAATATTAACTTTTTAAGTAATGAACCTAACAATTATTCATTAGATAAAATACCTGTAAATCCTACAACAGAGCAATGGATAATAGGTAACTTTTTAAAAAGAGATGTATATTCATTTAGAAGTAGAATGAATTATAGTGCTGATACAATGACTAATATAGAAAACATAGGATTTTATGAAACTTTTGAAAAAATAATAAAGCAAAAGAATGATAGCAATGATTTACCAGATATAGATGGAATACAAAGCATAACTTGTCTAAATTGCGGGACATTAAATAGAGCAAATACAAATACCGCAGAATTTGATATACAAATACAAATAGAATATAAAGAGTAAAGGAGTGAATAAAATGAGTTTAGCAGAAATACCAGCAGACATTGAGAAAATAAAAAGAAGTCAATTTTTAACTTTTTTAGATACAACACCATCAGGAACATCAAGAACATGGGCAATTGTAGGAGTTGGAGTTGACGAATATGCAACAGCATATAATCCACAAGTAGATACTGAAAAATGGATTATAGAAGATAACGCAAGAAATGACCATACATCAAATCAAAAACAAGGTTCTGTAAAACAAAAATGTTACAAAAACGACCCTGCATTTGAATTTGTTGCAAATGGTAGAGATAAATTAAATTACAAAACACATATATTAGATATAGACACATGGAATGGAACAGGAAGTGGTTCAAGTGTAACATATCCAGCAAAGCAAAGTGATGGATTAGTTGCAATTACTTCTTATTCAGGAGAAGAAATCGAATATGATTTATATTATGATGGAGACCCAACAGAAGGAACTGTAACAATAACAGATGGAGTACCAACATTTACACCAACTTTATAAAAATAAAACCAATAGAGGTTAGAGGCAGAAGAAAAATACCTCAACCTCTTTTTTAAATATAAGGAGGAATTAATAATTATGGAAGCAGAGATTAATATCAAAAGCGATAATGTAATTCAACTTAAACAAGCAAAAGACGTTTTAAGATTGAAAATAAAAGATGAAAATGGAAATGATACAGGAAACTTTTTAGAGTTCAATTTAGGAGATTTAGATTATTTATTGATTTTACAAGATATGATGGAAGCGGATAAAAAGAATAGAGAATATTTAAAAAATCAATATACAATAATTGATAAAAAAGAAGACCATAAAGGCAAAAAGTTATTTAGCTCAAATGAAGAAGCTAAAATAAAAGCAACAAACGAATTTTATAAAAAAGAAGCTGAAATATATGATATGTTTCTAGGAAAAGATGGAGTTAAGAAGTTGTTAAATGGTAGAAAATTAACTTTAGCAAGACTTGATGAAATAGATGAAATAATAGAAAAAGCAATACTTCCTAAATTACAAATAAAAGCAGAAGATATAAAGAAAGACATAATGGCAAAATATTCTAATAAAACTAAAAGAGATGATGTAATTGAATAATCCGCAATATGTAAAAGTAGATAATAAATTATATAAAATTAATACAGATTTTAGAATAGCTTTAGAATGTAATAATATTGCAGAAGATAAAACCATTGGAGATTATGAAAGAGCATTAGCAATTATTTATAAGTTATTTGGAGAAGAACGGATTAGATTGCAAAAACCAAAATAAGCTATTTGAATTGGCTATGAAATATCTTTTATTAGGTAGCGATAAAAAAGAGCTTAAAAACGAAAATAAAGAGAAATACGAGCTAGATTTTAATAAATGTATTGGTTTAATAAAAGCAAGTTTTAAATTTGATTATAAATATGATCCTTACGAGTTAGAATATTTGCATTGGTATGAATTTTACAATGACTTGGAAAGCTTAAGCACAAGTGAATTTGGTAATTGTTGTATATTAAATAGAGTAACAAGCATATTAAATCAAGAGCCAAAGGAAATAAAAGATAATAAGCAAAGACAGAAACTAATAGAAGCACAAAAGTTATTACAACAAAAATATTGTAAACAAGAAGAGGTTAAGATGACAAAAGAGCAAGAAGAAAGTGCAAAAGCATTTTACAAGTCTTTAGGAATAGAGATATAGAAAGGAGGTTGTAAGTGGACGGAGAGATAACAATAGGCACAAAACTAGATACAGATAAATTTGATAGACAAATATCACAATTAGAAAAGAAAATGAAAAAAGAAGAAGATAAAAAAATTATTATAGATGCAAAATTAGGAAGTCAACAACAAGAACTAGATGAAGCAAGACAAAAAACAGATGCTTTAGCAGATGCTTATCAAAGACTAAAAGAAGCACAAAATAAAGTGTCAACAGGGCAGGCAACACCAAAAGAATTTACAACATTTCAAGATTTGCAAAGTACTTATGGTTCATTAGAACAATTAGGAACACAATTTGATAAAGCTTTAACTAAACAAGATGCAATAGAACAGAAAGTAGCACAAACAAAGTTTAGATACGATGAAATAAATGCAAAAGTAAGTGAATATAAACAAAAAATAGAAAATGTAAAAATAGAAAAACAAGTAGCAGATGTTGAAAAGCTAAAGTCAGGATTTAATAATGTAGGAAGTTCTATACAAAGTGCAGTGTCAAAAGTGGGAAGATTAGCGTTAGGAATATTTGGAATAAGAAGTGCATTTATGTTTTTAAGACAAGCTTCAAGCAGTTTAGCAGGATATGATAAACAATATGCAGCCAATATAGAATATATAAGATATGCTCTAACACAGGCAATAGCACCAGTATTACAATGGATAGTAAGGTTAGCAGCTACATTACTTGGATATATAAATGCAATAATGCAAGGTTGGTTTGGAATTAATTTATTTAGTAGAGGTAGTGCAGAAAACTTTAACAAGATGAAAGCTGGAGCTAGTGGAGTAAGTAAGGCAGTAAAAGAAATAAAGAAACAACTTACTGGATTTGATGAGATTAATATGCTAACTGACCAGTCAGATACAGGAACAAGTGCAGGAGCAGGTGGAGTTGGTATGCCTAGCTTTGATTTAAGTGCAATGCAAGGAGAACCACCAGTTTGGTTACAATGGATAATCGATAATAAAGATTTAATACTTGGAGCATTAGCAGGAATTGCAGCTGGATTAATTGCTATTAAATTTGGAGCAAGTGGATTTTTAGCTTTAGGAATTGGTTTAATAGTTGGAGGCATAGTAGCATTAATACAAGATATTGTTAAATTTATACAAGACCCAAGTTGGAAAAATTTTGCAAATATATTAAGAGATTTAGCAATATTATTAGCAGGTGTTGCAATAGCGATGTTAGCAGTAAATGCAGCCAACCCTATTGCTTGGATTATATTATTGATTTCTATTATTGTTTTGTTAGTAGCAGAAGTTATAAAACATTGGGATGAAATAAAAGAAGTTTTAGGAAAAGTAGGAAATTGGATAAATGAACATATTATACAACCTGTAGTAAAATTTTTCCAAGAATTATGGGAAAAAATATCAACTGGAGTTACAAATGCTTGGAATGGTATAAAAAATATATTTAGTACAATAGGAAATTTCTTTGGAAATATTATAAGGACAATAATAAATAAATTCAGAGATATGGGGGCTAGAGTAGGAGAAGTTGTATCAGGAGCATTTAAAGGAGTAGTAAATGGAGTTTTAAGTGCAATAGAAAGAGTTTTAAATTCTCCTATAAGAGCCGTAAATAGATTAATTGGT